ATTAATGGTGTTCAAGCAGATATTGTTTCCTCTAGTAGAGTTGACCCATCACAAGATGCAGAGCTAGCAATTAATGATACACAAGAACATGAAGTAGGTGCTCAAAATAGTGCAAATCCTTTAGATGGATATATGGCAGAGGCAGTTTTTATTGATGGTTTAGCATTAGACCCAACATCATTTGGTGAATTTGACTCTACAACAGGCATATGGAAACCTAAAAAAATAGGCCAACAATTTGCAGCTGGGGGAGGTGCGGGAACAAACGGATACTATCTTGATTTTAAAGATAGTTCTAATTTAGGTAATGATTCATCAGGAAATAATAATGATTTTAGTGTTACTAATTTAACAAGTATAGATCAGACTACCGATACCTGTGTCAAGAATTTTGTAACATTAAGTCCTTTAGCAACAACTACTACGCAAGGAACTGTATCGCAGGGTAATTTAGAATTTGATAGAGCTGGAAGTAGTGATGGTTGGGTAAGTATTCTTTCAACAATTGGTGCATCTTCTGGTAAATATTATGCAGAAATAAAAATTATAGATGTTGGTTCTCCATCACAAGGTTGTGTATTAGGGTTTTTAAATTGGGACAAAACAAATATAATGAGTTCTTCATCTACTTATCTAGGTGCTGCCACCGCTGATGCAGGTATGGGTTGGTATTCAGTCGGAAATGTATTTAGACAAGGTGGTCATGTCAATATTATAAATAGCTATACTGATAATGATATAGTAATGTTAGCTATGGATTTAGATAACGGATATTGCTATTTTGGAAAAAATGGTAGTTGGGAAAATTCAGGTGATCCAACATCAGGTTCTACTGGGACAGGTGGATATGCAACAAGTAATATGACAGCTGGTGGAACTTATTGTTTTGCAGCATCTTGTAGAGAAGCGGGAAATGTACAATTTAATTTTGGTAATCCGCCATTTTCAATATCATCTGGAAACGCAGATGCTAATGGATTTGGAAACTTTGAATATGCTCCGCCATCAGGATACTATGCGTTAAACACATCTAACCTAAATACTTATGGATAAAAATTATGGCTTATAGTTCGATTACAAAACCAACCGATTATTTTAATACTATTACTTGGACAGGATCAGGTAATAGTTCTCCTCGTTCATTTACAGGGGTTGGATTTCAACCTGATTGGGTCTGGTACAAGTGCCGATCAGATACCTACAATCATAATTTTGTCGATGCCGTTAGGGGAACTGGTTTAAATAAAGAATTATGTTCTAACAAAACTTCAGCAGAAGGTGGTGGTGATTCTTCTACACATGGATATTTAAGTTCTTTTGATACAGATGGTTTTAGTTCTGCAAATGGTTCAAGTAATAACCTTGAATTTAATCAAAGTGGTGATACTTTTGTGGCTTGGAATTGGCTAGGTGCTAACGGAACTGCATCGAACTCTAATGGCAGCATAACTACAACCGTATCTGCAAATCAAACCGCTGGATTTAGTATTGTGTCTTATACGGGGACAGGAAGTGCAGGAACAATTGGTCATGGTTTAGGTACTACTCCTGCCATGGGAATTTTTAAAAATAGATCAGCGAGTTCTACACATTGGAGAGTTTGGCAACAAAACCTTGATAATGATAAAATTTTAGAATTAAGTGATACTACAGTGGCTCACACTCCAGGAACTGCTGATTTTAATATTTCAAATAATTCAAGCACCGTTTGGGGATTATCAACTAATAGCCAATCAAATGGTTCTGGAAATTCTATGATTGCTTATATTTTTGCAGAGAAACAGGGCTACTCAAAATTTGGACAATATGAGGGAAATGCTAATGCTGATGGTACATTTGTTTACACAGGATTTCTACCAGCTTTTGTTATGGCAAAAAATATAGATGCAGCAGAAAATTGGATTATATTTGATAACAAAAGACCAGGATATAATTTAACAAATGCTTTATTAAAACCAAATCTAATTAATGTAGAAAGCACAAGTGGAGTAAAATTTGATTTATTAAGTAATGGTTTTAAAGCTAGAGTAAGTGATGCAGAGGGTAATTCAAGTGCTACATTTATTTACGCGGCTTTTGCAGAAAATCCATTTGTAGGCAATGATTCTGGGACCGCGGTGCCAGTAACAGCTAGATAAATAGCTATGGACAACAAATATAAAATATAATAAAAGGAGAACAACATGTATGCAAAAGTAGAAAATAATCAGATCGTAAAAGCAAACTCTAGTCTTGGAGCATTCGGCATACCAATCAGTTCAACTGTGGCCGAAAGAGAGGCTCAGGGTGTTTATGAGATTATATACGATAATACAAATCTAAAAGATTCAAGATACTATTGGAATGGTGCAGAGTCTATGGTATTTGCAAATAATGCTGTTACTGCAAGTTATGCACCAGCAACAGGCAAAGACGTAGAGGATAAAAATGCAGTCGATGAAAATGGAGCTAATATTTTAGATGAAGATGGTAATCAAATGATTATCAAAGGTCTAAAAACTATATTTAAAGAAGAAGTAAAGGCACAGGCTAAAGGTTTATTATCATCAAGTGACTGGTATGTAATTAGAAAAGCAGAGGATGCTGGATCTACAATACCTGCTGACATAGCTACTTATAGAGCAGCTGTAAGAACCAGATCTAATGAGATGGAAACAGCAATCGATGGTGCAGCTGATGCAGCGGCTATGGAAACTCTGTATACATATACCAACACAGGAACAGAAGAGAGTCCTGTTTACACTAGACCTTTAGGTGAGTGGCCTAAACTTTAATAGTCTTTAAAGATATTGCTTCCGCATAAAAACTGATATAGAACCTAAAAGGTAGGTTTTTTATGTTACAAAAGATAGGATTTCAACCAGGTATAAATAAACAAATCACACCCACTGGAGCAGAGGGTCAGTGGATTGACTGTGATAATGTAAGATTTAGATATGGCACACCTGAAAAAATAGGTGGTTGGAAACAATTAGGGGATGATGCTTTAACTGGTGCAGGTAGAGGACTTCATCATTTTGTAAATAGTTCAGCTAGAAAGTATGCTATTATTGGCACAAACAGAATTTTATATGCATTTTCTGGTGGTGTATTTTATGACATACATCCAATTAAATCTACAACAACGCTCACAAGTGCATTCACCACGACCAACGGATCAACATCTGTTACAATAACTTTCAGTGGAGATCACGGTATATCTGCACAAGATATAGTCTTACTAGATACTTTTTCATCAATTACAGATTCTAATTTTGCAGCTGCAGATTTTAATGATAAAAAATTTATGGTGACCACTGTCCCTAATGCTACCACTATTACAATCACAATGCCATCAGCAGAATCAGGATCTGGTGCAACAACATCGGGTGGTATTAGAGTTCAACACTATTATCCTGTAGGACCAGCTGTACAAGCAAAAGGTTTTGGTTGGTCTCTTGGAACTTGGGGTGGTGAGGTTGCAGGAGAACCAACAACAACTTTATCTGCAGCAATAAACTCCTCAACAACAACTGGTATTACATTAGCAGATGTATCACAATTCCCAGATACAGGTACAAATTTTATAAAAGTAGGAACAGAAGAAATATCTTATACAGGTATTAGTACATCTAATGAATTAACAGGTGTTACAAGAGAAGTCAGAGGTACAACTGCTGCATCACATGGTGCAGGAGATGCAGTCACTAGCACTACAAACTTTGTGGCCTGGGGTGAGGCAGCATCAGGTGATTTAGTATTAGAACCTGGTATGTGGTCACTTGATAATTTTGGTGACAAGGCAATCTGTCTAATACATGATAGTGCTGTATTTGAATGGAACTCTGCAGCAGCAGATGCAACATCAAACAGAGCTACAATTATAACTGGTGCACCCACTGCATCAAGACACATGTTAGTATCTACACCAGACAGACACTTAGTATTCTTTGGAACAGAAACAACGATTGGAGATACATCAACACAAGATGACATGTTTATAAGATTCTCTGATCAGGAAGATATAAATACCTAC